ATTTAAACAATACTATGGATAAGAATCCTAATAAACACATCAGTAAACTATTGTAGGGGGTAATATGAAATAATAAATTTAATATTTTAAATAAAAATAGCTTTAATAATAGAATTATAGGGATCTTGTTAGTGTTAATTAGAAGTGTAACTGAGTGATAAAAAGTGATAATTTCTGAGAAAAAATAGTAAAAATTTATATACTTACACAGAGGAAATAAGAAAATATAAAAATATTCAATAAAATTTAAAACTCATTCAATAGGGAGCTAAAGGCTCTTTTTTTATTGTTTTATTGCCATTCACTTCCTGTGCAAAAGATAAAAAATAAGACTTTTTAAAAGAAGCCTGCACAGATAGAATAATACTGAAAAAATGGATATAAAAAAAACAGCTAAAAAAATCCTTGTTGTGTAAGTGGATCTTTTTAGCTAAAAAATAGCTTCATATCTTTAAAATACAAAAATTAAACATTATAAAAAGACTAGCTAAAAACTTAAAATAAAAATAATACAATAAAATCAATATTAAACAACTACCGACAATTTTGACGGTGGTTGAAATAGAACACTATTAATAATTTATATCATTTTTTATATTGATAAATAAAGAAAAAATATAAATATGTTTTATAATTGAAAAAATTATAAAATCAACCTAATCAAAAAATACTTTATAAATAAATATAAAACAACTAGGTAGCGATTTGCTACTAAGTTGAAATAGAACACTAAAAACTTATAAATTATAATCAAATATTCCTACAACTTTTCCTACAATTTTAAAATTATCTTTTTCAGTTATCTTTATAGAATCCACAGTTAAATTATCCGATTTAAGTAAAATTTCATTTGTAATTAAATTTTTATAAAAGCGTTTACAAATAATTTTACCATTTAGTTTAAACAAACCGATATTTTCATTTTCTAATTCATTAGTTTTTTTTATTAAAATTAGATCATCTTCATAAATTTTTGGCTCCATTGAGTTATTATCTTGAATAGTTGCATAATCGGCATTTTTTGATAATGACACAGGGAACTCATACCAATCAATAACAGAAGGAATATTAGTCATATCAGAATATGCTATAGGAATCACTGGAATTTTAATAGTATTGTTATTTTTTATTTTTTCGGAATCAATAAAATTATCATTAAAAAAACTTTCTATTGGAACTTCAAAAAAATCAGCAATAAGAGAAAGTGCATCGATAGGAATTAATCTTCTTTCTGTTTCATAATTAAAAATACTTTGCTTAGAAATATTTACTTTCTCAGCAAGTTCATCTCTTGTTAATTTTTTATTTTTCCTTAGTAATTCAATTTTCTTACCTATTGAGAACATTTTAACCTCTTTTTTATAAATGTAAAAAATAAAATAAAAAATAGTTGACTTAAATATACAAATGTGATAATATAAAGTCAAATAAACGAATGTAGATTTTTTAAATAAACTATTGTTTATTGAAACTAGTTTATTTTATTAATTATATCATTTTTAAATCTTAGATACAAATACATTTTATATATCTGTATCTAAGATACTAAAAAACAATCTGTAAAATCTTTAAATAGATTTTATTTTTTAAAGTTTTTTTTCTAAAAAATATAAAAAAGTGAATAGAAAAAAATATAAAAAAAAGAAAGGGGGATAGAAGCACATAGGACATTGGGAATTGAAACACTATATTAAATTAAAGGGGGAATGCTTATAGAAAGATTTTAGGGTTGAATGATAATAAAAAAATAATTGAATGGAGAAGAAAAAATGAAAGTATCAAAAGCATTAATAAATGAAATATCAAAGCTAAGTAAAGCTGATTGGGAAAAAGTAAAAACTAATATAGATTATATGTTTTCAATGGAAGAAAAGAAAAGAAACAAAGGACTTTATATTCCTAACAATAAGATAGAAGAAGGAATAAAAAATGGACCTTGTCCAATAGAGATAGAATAAATAAACCCTCACCAAAAGCAAGGGCTTATAAATATCTACCTCCTAAAAATTATATTAACAACATTATAACTTTTAAGAGGTTAAAAATCAATAAAGGGGGAATGCTTATAGAAAATTTATAAGGCTTAATTGAATAGTAATTAAAAATTGATTGAATGGAGGTTATAAATGGAAATTATTGATGATTTTGATGAAGATGATAATTTAGATATGGTAGGTGAAGAATTAAAAAGGGAAATATATGAAGGGAAGAAAAGATTAGAAATTGCTAAAGAAATGTATGAGATTGCTAAAAGAATGGAAAGAAATGCTCGTAAATCCTTAACAATCTCAATAATAGCTTTAATAGTTAGTTCAGGAGCATTAATCTATAAATTATTTCTTAAATAGAGCTATTATTGCAACAAGCAATGCAATTATAGCAATAATATTTGCACGAGTACTTTCTTTAGAAGATCTTTCAGAAGCTCGTAAAGCTCTTCTTGAAATTTCCATATTTTCCTCAACTTGAGCTAAACGATTTTTTTCATATTTAAGATTAGTAAAATAAGAGTTAGCTTTCATTGTAAGTGAGTATTTACCATCAGTATCAACTAAAAGATATTTCATTTTTACTAATTCTTTTAGTTCATTTTTAGGAAAATCAATTTTTAAAATTTTTTTAGTTTTTTTTGATAATAGAAGTTTAATATTTTCTTCTGAAAGTGAGTTTTTTTCATTTTTTAAAAGTAATAAAATATTTTCTAAATTTTTAGGTAAATGAGAAAAAGACATAATAAATACCTCCTAAAAGTTATATTAACAATATTATAGCTTTTAAGAGGTTAAAAATCAATAAAGGGGGAATGCTTATAGAAAGTTTATAAGGCTTGAATAAAGATAAATGGAGGATAGAAAGTGGATAAGATACTTAAGATAATAACTTATGGAAGTATAAGTATTTACTTCTGGGTAGCATCAATTATTGCACTAAGAGAAAAGAAAGTATTTAAGGAGGAAGAAACACAAAAAAGAAAAATAGATTTTAGAAGACTAAATATTTTAAACAAATATAAAAAGGGGGAATATATACCAATAGAAGAAGTTATAACAGATTTTAACTGGTTTGATTTACAAATAGCAATAAAAGAACAAGCTCCCAATGTAGAACTTTGTTATTTAGTGAGAGCTTATGGAAGTACAGACTTTAAAATAATAACTGCTAATGAGCTAAAAGAGTTAGATAATGCTGGAAAATTAGATAATTTATTCATTAGTCCATTATTCAAAATTTTATAAAGGAAGTGATAAGAATAAGAATATTAACAAAATTTGAAACTGATATTGATGAAGTAAATAGATTACTAGAAAAAGGGTGGGAGTTTGAGCAAATATTCAGAGGAATAAATAAAGAAATATACATATTACATAAATATATTCAAGAGGAGGAAGACATAAGGAAAGAAAAAAGAAAAGAATCAATATTCACTTTAATAGGAGAAATAACAACATTTTTAATTATTTTAATAATCATAGTTGGGCTACTAAGAAAATATTTTTTCTAATGTATAATCATTGAATAATTAGCTTACTAAGGGGGAATGCTTATAGAAAACTTTAAAACTTGAATAACAATAAAAAATTAATTAAATGGAGGAAAAATGGATAAAGAAAAAGATTTAATTGTTGAGGCTTTAAAAAATTTAACAGAAATTGCATCAGAGCAAAGAAAAGTTATTGTTAATTTAGCTACTGAAAATAAATTATTGGAAAAGAGAATAAAATCTTTGGAAAATAAAGATGAAGAGAAAGTAGTAGATTATATATTTAGATTAATAGGTAAAGGGATAATGATTAGTTTTGGATTAAGTTTAGTAATGACCTTTGTACTTTGGATGAAAGGTGAAATTCCTATAAGATAAAAAATCAAATATTGAAAGGAGATTAAATGTTAGCAAATATAAAAGAAATAACAGAATTAAAAGATTATCAAGAGGTAAACAAAAAACTAAAAGAAGAATGGCAACTATTAGGAATATCTAATAAAGATAATGAAATAACTTACATTTTAGGAAGAAAGGAAAGAGTAGAAAAAAAATCAAGCTTAGATAACATAGAAATGATAAAAGCTCATAAAGAAAGAATGAAAAAATTAAATAGTTTAGGAGAACAATTAACACTATCTAAAAAACTATATATTGGTAATGGAATAATAGTAGAGATTGGAGAAGAAAATGAGCAATAAAAATAGCTTGGTAAAGTTTGGAGAAACTGAGCTTCAATTAACAATCAATCCTAATAATGAAATTGAAATGGATATTGAAGAACTTGCTAAAGCAATAAATTTTAAAGATAAAGATAGTTTTAATAAAAGTATATTTTTAAGAAATCCAATTTTACAAGAAAAACAATATTCATATTTAAAGAAAGTTCTAAATAATGAAGGGGGGATCTTAAAGAAAAGGGAAAAAAGGATATTTACAGAAGCAGGAATCTATGAGGTAGCTTTCTTAGCTAATACTGAGAAAGCCAAAGAGTTCAGAAAGTTTATAAAAGAGTTTTCAAAACAAATGCTTACAAAAATAAAGAAAAATGAAATGGTTTTATCTTCAGGAGTACCAGCAACATTTGAGCCAAAGTTGGATAAAATGATGTTTCTCATAACTAAAAGAGATGAAGAAATAAATACAATATTTGAATTTTTTGAAAAATCACAAGACTTTTTTAAAAAAGTGGAGGAGATGGGAGAGGATATAAAACAAATCAAAAGAAAAATAGACACAATAATAGAAGTTGTAAATGATTTAAGTGATGAAGTCTATGGAACAGACATAGAAAATGAAAATAATGAAGGATATGGAGATGATATAGTTATTGAAAATGAATAAATTTTATTTTGACTTACTTAGTTTACAAACAGAAATGGCATATAGAGATTATTCAGTAGCAACACAAAAGATATATAAAAAGGCAGTACAAGATTTTTTGGAAGCAACAAATAAGGAAGTGATAGATGTAAAAAAAGAAGATGTGATTAGATACTTAGATAAAAAATTAATGGAATTATCAGTAAATACAGTATTAGTAGAACTTAATGCTTTAGAGTTTTTCTTTGAGGAAGTGCTGGGCTTGGATATAACTGAAAATATTAAAAGATATAAAAGAGTCTTTAAGGTTAAAGACTTTCTAACAATGGAGCAGTTCAATATATTGCAAAACTCAGTACCGGAAAGAGAAAGACTTATATATCAAATCATAAAAGAAAGAGGGCTTTTTTTCAAGGAAATAGTGGAAATAAAAGTTGAGGACATAGACTATTCAAAGTCAACTTTATTGGGAGAAAAGATAAGTAGAGATCTAGCAAGGGATTTATTAAAGTATGCTGAAAAATATGAGCTTGAAAATAAGATTTTTCAATTAGATTTTACAACCTTATATTATTGGAATACTCAAAACACAAAAAAATACTTAGGTAAAAGTTATTCTATTGATGATTTAAGACATTCAATAGCATTGGAACTATATATAAAATGTGGAAAAGAAGAGGAGGCAATGGAATATTTAAGAAATAAAGATGTATACAGTGTAAGACAATATTATAGGAGAGCAGGTTATCAATATTACAATGATTAAAATGAAAAAAGACATCACCCCTCGCCAAAGTTGTGATGTCTACAGCAAATAATTCATTTTGATTATATCAAAAAGGAGAGCAAATGAAAAGAGAAATTTATATAAAAGGAATGCTGGAATATTTAAAGAAGCATCCAACAATATATAGAAAGATGATTTTAAAGTTAGAAAAGGAGCTTGAAAATGTGTATAGAACAGAAGGTAGAGCAATATAGAGAGAAGTTAATAAGAATAATTGAATTAAAAAAAAAGTTGATAGATTCAGAAATAAGTTTACAAAAGGTAATGATTGAACTTAATCTAAGTCAATACGAGTTTAAAAAACTTTTAAATGGAGAATTAGAAGAAAGAGAAGCTGAAGTTTTAGCACTATGTGAAAAGACACCAGGATATATTAAAAATAGAGATAAAAAAGTAAAGACTTTTCAAAAGTTACTATTACAAAGAGATTTGACATTGAAAGATTTTTGCAATAAAGAAAGATTAGATGAAAAGAAAGTATACAGAGCATTAAGAGGACTAAATGTTGAAAGAGATATAGAAACTGAAAGAGGTATTGAAAGAGCTTTGAAAACGAGAATCTTTTAGAAAGGGGCTTTTATGGAAAAAGGATACTTAATAGAAGATTTACAAAAAATCTTAGGAAAAGAAAGAACCCAAACTCTAAGATTTGCTAAGGCTCAAGGCTGGAAAGTTAAAAAGGTAATTATAGACAAGAGACAAAGAAATGTATATGACGCCTCAGATGTTGATGCTTATAGAGCTACATTATTAGCAGTTAAGAAAGAAAAAGAGAAGAAAGTAGCAACTAGGACAGTAGCCAAAAGAGAAGCAAAGGCAGTTGATGAGCTACCAACTTGGAATCAAAGAGTAGCTAATTCAAGGTTTGTTATATGTATGAAGTTAGAGGAGGAATACGAAGAAGGAGAAGGAAGCAAAGAAGAAATAATAAATAGATTTATAAAAGAAGCAAAAGACAAATATCCACAACAAATGGAGATATTAAAGAAATTGTCAGTCCCTACACTTCGTAGGTGGTATGGAGTATATATAAAAAATAAACATAATCCACTAGCATTAGCTTCAGGACACGGTACAGCTAGAGGAATAAGAAGGGTAAGAAAGGAGATAATAGAAACAGCAAAGGCTTTATATTACACAAAAAACAAGGTTTCATTTATGTATGTTTTTGAAAGATTAATAGCATTATATGGAGATAAGTGCATAACTTATGGGACATTAAGAAATATTTTCAATAAAGATATAAATATTATTGAAAAAGAAAAAGCAAGAATGGGAGCAAAAGAATTTAAAGATACTTATGAGCCACATATTATAAGAAGTTATGAAGACATAAAGGCTGGTGAAGTTTGGATGTCAGACGGACATACATTAGAATTAATGTGTTATCAAGGAAAGAGAAAAAAGAATAATGGACAAAGATTCTATAGTTCACCTACTTTAATAGTATGGATAGATGTAAAAAGTAGATTTATAGTAGGTTGGAGCTTATCTTGGACAGAAACAACTGAAGCAATAGCAATAGCATTAAAAAATGGAATTGAAAAATATGGATTACCTGAGCATGTCTATACAGATAATGGAAAAGCGTACAAGTCAAAAGTTTTAAAAGGAACTGAAGAACTAGATGGAATATATGCAAGTGCAGGAATAGATGTAAGTCATGCAAGAAAATATAATGCACAAGCAAAACATATAGAAAGATGGTTCGTTGATTTTAAAGAAAGTTTTGCAAAGCAATTTTATACATATAAAGGAGGAAACATAGTAGAAAGACCAGAGCATATGAAAAGTTTTGCATTGGAGAAAATAGCAAAAGGAGAAATATTAGAACAATGGGAGTTAGAGGAGGAAATAGCAAAATTTATAGAAAGAAAAAATCATTATTATTATTTAAGTAGAAGAAACAATGGTTTAAAAGGACATAGAGGAAAGGGGATGCATAATAGAACTCCTCTCGAAGTATTCACTGAGGAGAATCCAGTAGCTGATAGAACAATGCTAACAGAGCAACAACTAAGACTTTTATTCTTATACGAAGAAATAAGGACAGTACAGCAAAATGGTATAGAATTTATGGAGAATTTTTATCAAAATGAATACCTATATTATCATCAGACAGAAAAGGTAAAAATAAAATATGACCCACATAATTTAAAGTATATTTATGTTTACCTTGATAGTGGAGAATTTTTATGCAGGGCAGAACAAGCTGGACTTGCTGGCTGGAAAGATGTTACAGCTATGAAGACACATAAGAAGAGATTACAAAAGATTAGAAAATTAAGTACAGAAGTTTCAAGTATTACTGAAGAAATAAGAGATGACTTAAATTTAATTTATTACAATGACAAGCAAAATATAGAGGAGGCTCAGCTTATAGAAGAAAAGAAAGAAGAAACTAAAATGATTGAGAAAAAGAATAAGGTTCACATAGGTAATGGAATATATGTAGATGTATAGGAGGCAAAAATGGATACATTAAGAGCAAGATTAGAGATGTTCTCAGAAGAAAATAATATGAGTTATGCAAAAATAGCAAAAGCTATGGGAGTTGGGGCAAGTACATTAAGTGAATGGAGAAAAGGAACATATGTAGGAGATAATGAAGTATTTGCTGAAAAGGTTGAGGACTTTTTAAGTAGACATAAAAGAAAAATGAAAAGAATAGACTTTTCAGCTGATACAGAAGTTAAAAGAAGAGTATTTCACGTACTAAATACAATTAAAAAATATGTAAGTTCAAATGTAGTGGATCAGCTAATGGAAAGTGCAAAAATTGGCTATATCTTTGGAAGAGCAGGGCTTGGGAAAACTCACGCTATAAGGGAATATTTAAAAATTTATGGAGGTAAGGGAGTTTTAATAACTGCTGAAAATGGAATCTCAGCAGTTGGATTAATAAGAAAATTAGCTAAGGAATTAAGACTTGATTCAAGTGGAAACTCTGAAGTATTAAAAGATAGAATAAAAGATGCTATCAGGTTCACTGAAACAATAATAGTTATAGACGAAGGAGAACATTTAAAAGCAAGTGTTATAGATATAATTAGAAGTATAGCTGATCAAACAGGAGTTGGAATAGTTATAGCAGGAACTGAAAGACTAAAATCTAATATATTTGGGCAAAGAAAAGAATATGAATACTTGTATTCAAGGGCAGTTGTAAATATGACATTGAAAGATTTAACAATAGAAGATACTTCAAATATTATAAAGCAATTTTTAAAAGGAGAAGTGGATCTATACAAAGAGGCTGAGCTACAAGAGTTAATAAAGTACATTAATACAATGGTAAGAGGTTCAGCAAGACATTTAGCTAACTTGTTGACATCTAGCAATGAAATAGCTATACAAAATAATTCTGAAAAAATAACAAAAGAGCATATACAAGCAGCAGTTACAACACTAGCTTTATAAGGGAGGATAAAATGAAAGATAAGATTTTAACGGAAGAAGCTAAAAGAATACTGGTTGGAGAGTATGGAGAAAATGCCATAAAAATTGATAAAGAACTTAATGAGTTGGCATCTCTTTCAATAAAGAGAAAAAATTGCATTCAAGCAGTTAATAAAGGTAATTCAAAAGCTAGAGAAAGTTATATTCAAATTGATAACGAAATAAAAAAAATGATTAAAAACATAAATGAAATTTTGGCTAATTGGTGTTAATTAGAATAGTGTTAATTAGAATTGGAGGGAATTATGAGTACATGGGCTTTAATAGGTTTATCAATAGCTTTATTAATAGCTGGTTTTAATATAGGTTACGACTGTAGACATAAAAAAATATTTTTTAATAGGAGTAAAAAATATAGATACTGGATTAGTTGTGTTTATGATATAAATGGAAATAGTACTCTTGTTGGTTGGGGATTTGATTTTGATTCAGAGATGACAAGAGAGCAATTGGAAGCTTTTAGAATGAAGCAAATAGAAAATTTGAAAACTAAATATAATACAGATAATGTAGGATTTGAAATTATTGATTTTAAAAGATTAAGGGATTAAATATGGAATTTAAAGATTTATATATAATTGATGGAATAGTTTACTTATACAAATATAATAATGGAGTTTATGCAGTATTGGAGGATGTATTAACAGGCTATGAAGAGTTTGTAAGATTGGAGGAGTTAAAGGAATATGAGTATAAAAATTTATTGTGAAAATTGTGGAGCTGAGATAAAAGATAGAGAAAAATTTTATGAAGCTTGTCTTGGAGAGTTCTATTGCAAAGACTGTGTTAAAGAACAGACTTTAACTTATTTTACTGTTGATTCTGAACCTATAGGAACAAATGAAGACACAGGGATTTACTTTAATCACAAGCAATTAAAAGAAGAAATTGAGCAAAAAATTAAAGAGATTAATAAATGTATAGAGGTTTACAGAAATGATAAGACAAGAGGTGGACAATTTACATTTAATTTCTTTAAGGAAAGAAAAAGACTACTAGAAGAAAAACTACAGGAATTTGAATAGGTGGATATATTGACAGGTTATGAAATTTTAATTAATTTGGAAAATTTATGGAGGTTTGAATATTAAGACTAAAAAACAAATTTTAAAAGAATTAGAAAGAGTAAATAAAGAAATTGAAAAAAATAAAGGATCTAGTTTTACATTATATCCTTTAATAAAGTATAAAGAAGCATTATTATGGGTTTTAGAAGACAAAAAAGAAGGAGATAATTATGGACATTAAAAATTTAACTGTTGAAGAAAAAGAGGCACTAAGAAAGCAATTTTTAGAAGAAGAAAAAAGTAAGGAAGCTAAAAGAAAAGAAAAAATAGAAGCTTATAAAAAGCTTGTTGATGAAACAGTAATGAGTTCAATGAAGAAAGTGAAAGAAGTTTCAGCACAAATTGCAATGACTAAGAAAGAAGTATTTGATGACTTTAAAAGTATAACAGAATTAAAGGCTGAATTATATGGAGTAAATGATAAGCAACAGTCTCATACATTCACAAGTAGTGATGGAAAGTTCACTATAACACTAGGACATAGAATGCTTGATAGCTTTGATGATACTGTTCATTCAGGCATAGAGAAGGTTAAAAGTTATATATATAAATCAGTTCAAGATGAAAATAGTCATTTACTTGAAATTGTAAACTTACTCTTAAAGAAAGATAAAAACGGCAACTTGAAAGCTTCAAGGGTTATGGAGCTAGAAAAAATAGCTGGAAATATAGATGATCCTGAACTAACTGAAGGAGTTCAAATAATAAAAGAAGCTTGGAAACCTCAGAAGTCTAAGACATTTATTGAAGCATACTATAAAGATGAAAATGGGAACAAAGTCAATATTCCTCTTTCTATGACTACAGTAATGGAGGACTTGAAAAATGAAGGAAATAAAGAAACATCAAATTAAATATATTCATACTTTAAAGCATAAAGCAGGCTTAAAAGATGAAGATTATAGAATACTTTTAAAAAGTAAATTTAATAAAAATTCTAGTAAGGATCTCAGCTATAACCAAGCTGAGATTCTTATAAAAATTTTAGATAGATTAATAAATAATTATGCAACTGATAAGCAAAAAAGTAGATTTAACACTTTATACAATAAAGTTTATTATGAAAAAGACAAACAAGACTTTATTGAAGAGTACTTAGGAAAAGGGAAAACAGAGAATAACATGAATATTCAAGAGTGCAGTAAGTTAATTTATATTCTTGAAGAAATAGTAGAGTGGCAGGAGAAAAGAAAATTGAAAAAACTTAATTTGGAGGGTGAAGATGTGGAAGTGTAAGAGATGTGGAGAAGAAGTAGGACTAAGAAGGGGGATGTTATTCAAGTTAGATAAAAATAAAGATACTTCTGGAGATGATTTAAGTATACACGATACAGATTATTATGAATGTTCTAATTGTCATAATTATTCGTATTCTGATGTGGAAGAAATAGCTGATTGGGAGGAAGATAAATGAAGGAAATAAATATAACAAGACATGCACTTATGAGATATGCTTCAAGAGTTTATAAATATCAAATTATCAATGATAGAACATTTGATATTTGGAAAAAGCAAAATGAAGATAAGGTAGAAGGATTAGAAATGGATTTAAAAACAGAATTTCAAGGGACTGAGTACATCTGTACAGCAGCTTATGATACACATAAAAAAGCTGAATTTTACATCAATAAGGACAAAATGATGACTTATGTAGTAGTTGGTGAAAATATGGTAACTTGTTATCCTATAAATTATGAATTGGATGCTGAAGGAAACAAGGCAATTTTAAATATCTTACTAGAAAACTTAAAAAAAGCTAAAATTGCTGAGGATAATTTTGAAGATAATTACTTTAAAGAAAAAGATAATTTAAAACAAGAAAAAGAATTAATCCAAGCTGAGATAGAGCTTTTAAATTCTAAATTGAAAAAACTACAAGAAAAAAGAGCAGGAATTGAAAGTAGACAACTTGAAATAATTGGAGAACAACAAGAACTTAGAAATGTTATAAAAGTTGCTGAAGAAAAAATTGTTAGAAGTAAGTTAGCTTTATAAATAAGGAATAAAAATGGAAAGTCAAGAAGTTTTAGAACTTATAAGAGAAGCAAAAAAAGGAAATAAAAAAGCTATTGAAACATTAATTGAAAGGTACTTGAACACTATTAGAAAGATTAATCATAAGTGGGGTAACACAGATGATGGATTCCAAGAAGGAGTTTTAGGAGTATATCAAGCAATTAAAACTTATGATGAAAGCTATAATACAAAATTTATGACACATCTATACTTTTATGTAGAAGCTAAAATAAGAAGATTTATAGACAAAGAAAGATATAGAGTTCCACAATATATTATTGAGTCAATCAAAAAAAGTGAAAAGGAAAGATTATATTTTTCAAGTTTAGAAAATTTAGAAATAAAAGATGAAAATGAGAGTAATGATAAATTAGAAAAGAAAGTGCTTATAGAAGAATTATTAACATGTTGTACTATTCAAGAAAAAAAGGTTATAAGATACTTGTTTTTTGATGGGTATACTGGTGAAGAAGTAGCTAAAAAACTTCAAATATCAAGACAAAGAGTACATATAATAAAATCTAAAGCATTAGAAAAAATAAGAAATAATATTAAAAGTCCTAGAAATTTCTAGGATTTTTTATTTAATAAATAAAAATTTGAGTTATATTTTTAAATTAAGTGTATAATATACATAAATAATTTTATTAGGAGGGATAAATGTTTTTTATGATTTTATTTGTTGGAGCAGTACTATTCCTTTTTATATTTTTAAAAAAAGGAGTTGCAGGAAAAGAAAATCAAAAGAATACTTGTGATTTTATTATTAAAACAGAAAAAGAAATTCCAAAATTTAGTTATGTGGGACAAACTGTCTTTTTAGATTGGGCAGATGGAAAGAGTATCAAAGAAAAAGAAGACTATCCTCAATATTTCTTTTATAACTATGGAATTTTAAATTGTAAAGAATTACATGAAAATATGATTAGAGAAAATTTTTTACAAGAAGCAAATATAAAAATAATACTTTTATCTAAAAGTGTAGATGAATTAAAAAAAATTCTTGAAGAATATGGATTAAAAAAGAGTGGGAAAAAAATAGAATTAGTAGAGAGAATAATAGAGAATAATGATTTTTCTAAAATAGATGTAAGCAATAGCATATATGAATTATCAGAAAAAGGAAAGGAATTCCTAAAAAAATATAATTATATTTTAGTTCTAAGGGAAACATCAATTTCAGTAAGTGAATTTGAAAAAGAAAAAGAAAAAATTGAAAAACCTCTTTCTACTAATGATATCATTTGGAGTATTTATAACAAACACTCTTTAAAGTACTTTTATGCAAAAGATTTTGGGTTATATAGAAATTGTATTTTTGAGATGGCTAATTTTTTAAAAAAAGAAGGAAGAAATAAACAGGCATTATTATTTGAATTAAAAGGGTTATATTGTGATTTAAGTGGAAAATCTAATAATAATTCTACTGAACCAAAAGAAATGTTATTTATAGTAAATACAAATAATATTTTAAAATTAAAAGATTATTTTTCTAGTGAAATGTTAGATAGTTGTTGGCAAGTAGAATTTCCATTTCATTACTGTAACAAAAGAATATTTTCAGATATTGTTTTAGATATTTTTAATGGGCTTAGTGGTGATGAAATTTTAGAGAAATATAAGCCTAAAATGAAAGCAACTCCTAAAAAAGCTATGTTAATAGATTTAGAAGATTGAAAGACTACATATTTTATAAAATTCCTACTGAAATAACAGGAGAAGCTGTATAAATAAAATAGTTTTTTAAGAGGTAAAAAGGGCAGTTTAAGCTGTCCTTTTCTATTTTTATAAAATTACCTCTTGACAATATTACAACATTTGTTGTAATATTGTTTAAGTGAAAGGAGAGGTGTATGAGTGAGAAAACAATAAATTTTAAAACAGAGGAAGAATTGTACAAAAAAATTAAAATTAAAATTGCAGAGGAAGGAATAACTTTAAAAAATTATGTAACAAAACTTATTGAAGAAGATCTGAAAGGAGGTGGTAAAGATGGATAAAGAGAATACACATATTAATTTAAGCCAAGAACATGAACTTAATTACGCTCTAAGAAGAAATGGGATGAGAGAGACCGAACTTAATAGAGACCTTTTAAAAACAGAGCTTGAGATATATAAACTAGAAAATGATGTCTATAACATTAAACATAAAGAAGTAGATAAAATCATATCTAATTCTAATATATTAGAAAAAAAAGATAAGTAAAAAGGTATTTTAATCTAAGTTCATGAAGGAGTTCTATATGAACTCCTTTTTATTGTCAAGTAAGCTAAAATATGTTAATATAATTATAATAAATAGACTTAGGAGGAGAGAAAATGTCAAAAAAATATATAAGTGTAGCTCAAGCATCAAATAGACTAAATGTTTCTATTGGTACAATATATAATTATTGTAGAACTGGGACATTAGGGTATAGATGTATAAAAAACTTAAAAAGATATACATGGCAGATTGATTTGGAAAGTTTAGAGTTATTAGAAAAAGAAAGCTCATATAAAAGTTCTCTCCAAATAAAAAAAGGTTTACAATATAGTCTATTTTAAAAGAGTTTAAACACTCTTTTTTTTATGTTCAAAATAATGGTAATTTTTATTAGAATTTTATTAAAAGTTCATTAATTCAAAATCAATCAAATACTGGTAATTTCTTAATTTTAATAATAATAAAAATTCTAAAAAAAATCTAAAAAAATTTATATTTTTTTGAAAAAAGCCTTGCAAAAATCAAAAAGTTATGTTATAATAAATACATAAGGAGGTGAAAAGATGAATAAAAAGAAGAAAATTGAGAAGAAAGGAGGAATAGAAAAAAAAGAGCTACTACAAATGATAATCTTAATACTCGAACTGCTGGTCGTAGTAATTGAGCTAATAAAGATAATCATAGAGTAATAGCTAAGCAGTTGAGGGATAACACCCCTCCCTGCTTAAACATTATATCAATTTTTATTCATTAAATCAATGAAAAATATATCAATTTTAACATTATCAATAATAGTATCAATACTTATATTAGTAAATTTTTACTTTAGAAATTTACTATTAGCTGTAATTATATTGATATTATGTATTTATAATTTAATTAGATGGATCAAGTTAAAAAATAAAAGGAGTTAATTATGGCATCTGGTGGAGCAAGAGAAGGAGCTGGAAGAAAAAAGTTAGATGCAAGTAAAAAGAAACTTAATAAAACTTTTAGAATTGATCCTCAGCTTTTCAAAGAAATAGAATTAAGATATCCAAATGAAAAATTGACAAACGTAATAGAAAAAGCATTAATTGAATATTTAAAGAAAAATTAAAAATTATTAAAAGGCACATCAAAAAATGATGTGCTTTTTTATTGTAATTTTTAAAAACATTGTAAATATTACAACACTTATAAAAGAAAAAAGTTATAACATTATAGAAACAAAAAATAATGGAGGTGTCTTTATGAAGTTAGAGCTCGTACAAGCTAAAAGAATGTATGCAGATAATAAAAGTATTGATGAAATAGCTAGTGCTTTAAATAAGAGTAAAGGCACTGTTTACAGATGGATAAAAGAACATAAAGAGGAATTTGAAGAGGCTAGAAAACTGAAAGAATTATCAGTTGATGATATGGGAGAAATTCTGGATGAAGCACATAAGAAAATGCTTTTAAATATTATTGAAAATCCCGAAACATTAGTTGACCCAAAGGTTGCTGATTCACTTATTAAAATCGCAAATGTATTAGAAAAAATGGATAAAAGAAGAGAAAAAGAAAAAAAAGAGAAACAACAAGCTGATGAAGAAGAAAGAGGGGTGCTGATACTTGATGACATCAAAGAAGAAGAGAAAGCAACTTAAAATATCAGACTTATTAACTCCTAAATTTTATCCACTTTATTCAGCTTGGAAAAGTAATAAATACACTCGTTTAGTTTGTAAAGGTGGAAGAGGTTCAGCAAAATCGACTAATATTGCTTTGATTTTAGTTGTTGATTTAATGCAGTATCCAGTCAACACGATTTGCTTTAGAAAAGTAGGAGAAAATCTTAGAAAATCAGTGTATGAACAAATTAAATGGGCTATTAAATTTCTAGGAGTAGAGGAATATTTTGAATATAAACTTAGTCCACTCGAAATTATCTACAAAGAAAGAGGTAATAAATTTATATTTATGGGAGTAGATGACCCACAAAAAAGTAAATCTATAAAAGAGGCTCAATTTCCTATTGCTCGCTACTGGTTTGAAGAACTTGCAGAGTTTAAGAATGAAGATGAAGTTGAAACAGTTTTAAATTCAATATTTAGAGGTAAGTTAGAAAAAGGGCTTATATATAAAGGCTTCTTTTCATATAATCCACCTAAAATGAAGCATAACTGGGTAAACAAAAAGTATAACTATTCTTTTATAGAAAATAATGTATTTGTACATCATTCAGTATACTTAGATAATCCTCATATATCTGAAGAGTTTATAAAAGAAGCTGAAGCAGTTAAAGCAAAAGATGAAACAAAGTATAAACTTGTGTATATGGGTGAACCGATAGGCAATGGACTTGTTCCATTTCCTAATTTAGAAATAAGAGAAATAGAAGCTTCAGAGATTGCAGGACTTGAAAAATTTAGAAATGGAGTTGACTGGGGTTATGGAGTTGATCCACTAGCTTTTGTAAGATGGGGATATGATAAAAAGAAAGGTATTATTTATGCACTAGATGAGTATTATGGAGTAGGAATTAAAAATAGAGAGTTAGCTGCTTTTATCATATCAAAGAATTATGATGAATTAGTTATATGTGATAGTGCTGAACCAAAAAGTATAGATGAACTTAGAGAATATGATATCAGTGCTACAGGAGCTAAAAAAGGAGCTGGAAGTGTTGAGTATGGAGAAAAATGGCTTGCTGATTTAGAGGCAATAGTAATTGATTCAAAAAGAACACCCAATATTTCTCGGGAGTTTGAAATGATAGATTACGCAACTGATAGAGATGGAAATGCTTTACCTCGTTTGGAAGATAAAAATAATCATAGTATAGATGCAACAAGATACGCATTTTCTAATGATATGAAAAAAGGGAAGTGGGTATATGAGTATTAGAGAAATTTTTAAAAATTGGTTTTTCAAAGATTGTTCAGTAATGACTGGAGATGGGAAGAGTTTTGAATCCTCTGAATATATGTCAACAATATGGGAACAGCCAGGCTTTATGTTACCAATCAAGAAAAAAATAAAGGCTTGTCAAAACATAGAAATGGGCATCTATACAGGAAAAGAAGATGGTAAGAAAAAAGTTGATAATCATGTTTTAAATAAGATTTTTAGAATGATTAATCCAAATACATCATTCCAGGACTTTATAGATTATTTAATAGTTTGGTTAGAAGGTTCAAATAATGGAGTTTTATTAGAGCTTATAAAAGGATTGCCCTCATTTGCTCCTGATTTATATATACACTCACCAAGTAATTTTACAGTGTATTTTGAAGGTAGAAGGATAAGAGAAATAAGAATACATAATCCAGCTAAAACAATAACTGGGGACGAATTAAAGAATTATATGTGGCTTAGTTCTCCAAACTATGACAACATAATAGATGGAGTTAGTGGAAATGGAATAGGTCAAGGAAGAAGCAAACAGAACGCATTAGCAATATTTGGAGCTTATTTATTCAAGGCTTGGAAATGGAACTGGAGCTTGGCAAATAATTTAGGAAAACCAGGGGGAATACTTCAAACAGAAGGTGCAGTAGATAAGGAAGATAGAGAAGAAATAAGAAGCAAATATTCAGCACATTATGCAGGAGCTGAGAATGCAGGTAGTCCTCTAGTACTTGGATCAGGGCTAAAATATCAGGACACTTCAAAAGCTCCTATAGATGCTGACTGGAGTACAGCTGAACAGAAAGCACATGAAAGAGCAGCTATAGCTACAGATGTTCCAATTGAATTAGTTGGTGGTGGAGATTCAACTTACCAAAATAGAAAACAGGCAAAAAAAGAATTATATAGAGAGGCAGTAATTCCATTTTTTAACAATTTAAAGAATTGGCTTAATTACTTATTAAGTGATTATTTAAAAAATGGAGAGTATATAGACTATGATCTTTCTGGTGCTGATGAGCTAAAAGATGATATAGGGGATATTATTCAAAAATTAGAACCATTAAAAAATAGAGTAACAATAAATGAATATAGAAGAATTATATCAACACTTACTGATTTAAGTTTAGAGCAACTAAAAGGTGGAGATGTCTTACTTATTGGTGGTGGAGATATGACATTAGAGGAAGTTACTGAACCAGCCACAACAGAAGGAGAAAAAGAAGAAGATGTATGAAAAAGGAAGTTCAAAAGATAAAAGCAATTAAAGCACTAGAAAGAAGACTCAGTGCAAGAAATAAGAAAATTATAGAAAAAATATTCATTGAACTAAGAGATAAAGTAATTGCAGATAATTCAAAATCTTATGATGTAAAAATGATAATAAATATTGATTATGAATGGCTTTTGAAAAAGTTTAAAAGTGGACTTGAAGTAATTTATCTATATACATTCGAGGAGACTTTTAAGGGCTTTCAAAACATCTATAAAAAAGTAATAAAACCTAAAACTATAAAAGGTATTAGAGATTATTTTTTAAAAGATTGGAATATAAAGAATGCTGGAAAACAAGCAACTAAAATGACAGCAACAACAAAAAATATTTTAAATAAGATAATTACAACAGGACAAGAAGAAGGCTTGTCACATAATGATATGGTAAAAGAACTGGTAAAAAATATTAATGGAATGACAGAACAAAGGGCTAGTACAATAGCAAGAACTGAGACAAGTAAGAGCATTAATACAACAAGTTATGAAACTGCCAAGAATGTGATGAAAGAAAAATGCTGGATACATGTTGGTGGGAAAAAAACATACAGACCACACCATAAAGCTATAAGTAATAAATGGGTGGATATAAATTATAAATGGAAGTTAAAAGATGGTGTAGAAGCTGACTATCCACACCAGGACAGTTTGCCAGTTTCAGAGGTTGTTAGATGCAGTTGTTTAATTATTTTCAGATAAAGGAGTAGGTATGTCACCAAAAAAGATAAAGAAAAGAATTAATTTTTCTGATGAAACTTTAAATTTTACTTGTGAAATTGAAAAGTTTAAAGAAGAAGAAGAGACACCAGGAAGATTTACAGGAATACTTGTAAATATGCAAGGGAATACTGCTGCTAAAGGAGTATATAGGTTTCAAAAAGGAAGTATGAAATCAAATGATGGGAAAAAATTACTTTTAATGTATAACCATTATGGGGAATTAATGCCAATTGGAACTTTGACTGGAAAGGAAACAGAAAAAGGGTTTGAAGTTATAGGGCAATTTCATTTGACAAAGGATGCCAATGGGAATTATTTGAATCCAGAAGCAGCAAAACTTTATTCTTTTATGAAAGAAATGCATGCCTCATTTGAAATGTCAGTTGGTGGAGTTATAGAAGAATATAAGGAAAAATCAGAAGGAAATAATTATTTTATAGATATATATAATTTCAATGCTCATGAGGGGAGTTTAACACCCAAGGGTGCTGTAAAAGGTAGTAAAGTAACAAGAGTATTTAATAGAGAAAATGGAGGAATAGGACAAATGGATAAGGAACAATTAAAATTACTAATGGCTGAATTATTAGCAAATTTCAAAACTGAGTTATTAGAAGCTGGAACACCAGAAGAAATCAAAAATTTACCTACCAAATTCAATGAAATTAATTTGAAGTTTGAAGAAATAAAAACTGAATTAAATGGTGAATTCAAAGCAGAAATTGAAAAGCAAATGACTGAGTTTAATGAAGTTATTAAGGGATTAAAAGCAGACTTTAAAGCTACTCCAGCAGAAGTTACAGTTGCTGAACAATTTAGTGCAATGATTCAAGAGGTTGAAAGAAATGGAAAAGCAACAGAAACTGTTTTTAATTCAACAACAGAATTAAATTTTTCAGCAGATCCTGCTAATACAACTAATACATCAAAAGCTATTAAAACACAGTATGTAAATACAATACTTGAAAGATTAGTTGAGCAAAATTCAGCACTTGGAGATATAAAGTTTATTCCAATAACAGATGGAAGTTTAACAATTCCAAGAGAAGTTGCAGGTTTACCAGAAACTGGTTGGATAGGAGAGGAAGCAGACAGAGAAGAAACTTCTGTATCTCAAATTGACCATGTAGTTATAGCATTACATTCATTGTATGCAATGCCAAAAGTAACTAACAAATTACTTGCTACCAACTTTGTAGGATATGCTAATTTCTTAATAAAAAGAGTTGAATATGCTTTATCTTTAAGATTAGCAGATGCATTATTTAATGGAACAGGGACAAATATGCCTACTGGAATTTTAAAAGATAACAAAGTAACACAAGAAATTGAAATAGATACAACTGATGACACAACATTTGTTGATTCATTAATAAGTGCTTACTATGCACTAGATGAGGAAGTTGCAAGAAATGCAAAGTGGTACATGACTTCTGAAACTTGGGCAGGGATAGCTAAATTAAAAAATAAACAAAAAGATTTCTATATTACTGACTTAAACAATGGAAATGCAAGAACTTTAATGACTAGACCAGTTGTTTTAATTACTTCAAAAAATGCAGGATTAAAAGGAATTACTACAGCAATAGCCAATGAAATAGTTGGAGTATTTGCAGATTTAAGCACAGCAGTAATGGGAATTCAAAACAATGCTATGACAATGAGATTAGAAGATAAAGTAACATCTAAAGGGTATACAAAATACTACATGGAAAAAGGTGTAGGTTTAGGAGTTCAATTACCTGAGAATATTTTAAAATTGAAGAAAAAAGCATAATTTAAGAGGGATTATTCCCTCTTACAATGCTAGCAAGGGGATAGCATGGGAATTAAATATGATTTAGAAATTGCTAAAATACTCACTAATATTGAGGATGAAAAGCTTTTAAATTTTTATATTAATGCAGTAATAAAAAAGATAGAGGGAATATTAGGCTATGAACTCCTAAAAGGGCAAATAACGAGTTTAGTTAGTGGACTTAATAAAAACTATGTATTCTTACCTAGAAAAAGAATTGAAAGGGTATTGAACGCCAAAAGAGGGTGTAAAAAACTCCCTTTCAGTTTTGTAAATAGAAAAGTAATATTTGATGAAATAATTACAGTAGATTCTTATGTAGAAATTGAATATATAGCTGGATATGAAGAGTTATCTGAAAATCTTTTAATGTTTATTTGTTCAATTATTAAAGAAGAACTTTCAAATGCTGAGGGCTTAAAGAGTTATGGAATAAGAGGAATAAACTATACTTTTCTTAATAAGATAGAACAATCTGATAACTTTATACGAGGAGTTAAAGACTTGTTTGGAGTTGTAGAGATATGATAGTTAAATCATTAAAAGAAATTGAATATTTAACAACTAGACAAGTAGAAATAGGTATATTAGCTATTGATAAAAGTTTAACTGGAGAGAATAAGAAAACAACTATTCTTGAATATGCTATATACAATGAGTATGGGACTTCTAGTATGCCAGCTCGTCCTTTTATGAGGAATGCTCTGGATAGTAATAAAGGAATCATTTCAAACTTAATTCAAGCAGCCCTCAAGAAGGTTATAAAAGGTGAAAAAAGTGGAAAAGAAGCACTTATGGAAATAGGAGAAACTATAAGGGGTTTAATAATTCAAAGTATTGCTACAGCTCAGGCTTGGGCAGTTCCAAATGATCCAAAAACCTTAAAAATAAAAACTAAGAATGGACAAGCTAATAACACAAAACCTCTTATTGATAATAGATTTTTAATTAAGTCAATTAGGTATCAAATAGTAAATGAAAATGGAACAATAGAGTATTTGTCAGATTTTAAGGATGTATAAGATGGATAAAGTTATTTTATTAAGTAAGCACATAACAAATATAAAAGTTATTTCAAGAGTTGAGGGAAGATGGGAAAAAGGAAAATATATAGCTAATGAAGAAAAAGAAAAATTTATAAAAGGTGTATATATGCCTGTTTCTTCGGACATTTTAAAGTATTATCCCCAAGGTGAAATTACTTTAAAAGATATGGAATTATTTACAAAAGAGAAACTAAAAGAAAGGGATATTGTTATTTTAAGAGATGAAAAATTTAAGATAATTGAAATAACTGACTTTGATTATCTAGCTGATATAAAAAGCTATATTTTAAAGAGGAGTACAAAAGATGATTAAAATTATAATTGAACTACTTAATAAAATGAGTAATATCCAAATTATCCCAGCTTTTACTGATAAAAAATCTCCAAAAAAGCCCTATGCAACTTATCAAGTTTTAAATATAAATAGTGCTGATTTTAGAGGGTATACAGAAAGAGAATATATAAAAAAAGATGAAAAATATCTTGAAACAACAGAATATAGAATAATGACAAGACTTCAATTTGATGTATATTCTGAAACTCAAGAAGAAACATTAGAAAATGCAATTGAACTGAGAGAATTAATCCTTTTCAATGCAAGAAGAGAGATAAATAGATTAGATGCTGGAGTAGTAAAAAGTAGTGAAATAAAATCATTAAATGAATTAATTAATTCAGAGTATGAGTATCGTTGTACTTTTGATATAGTTTTTGAATATATGAAAGTAACAAAAGAAAGAGAACTTGAATTAATAAAAGAAATAGAATTATTAGTAAATAATAAAAATAAAAGTAGAATAGCGAGGAGGAAAGAATAATGGGAGTATATAGAGAACCGATAAAAGTAGTATTAGAACAAGAATTGAATTTGACAATTGCTTCATTAAATAAAACTCTTATAGTTACAAATGATAAGAATGCAGATTTTAAATATTATATGAACTCAAAAAATGTTGCTAATGATTTTGGGAATAACTCAAAAGTATATAAATTAGTGGAGAAGTTTCTAGGACAAAGAGATGGAGATGGTAATATTTTAAAACCTGATTTCTTTGGAGTTGTTGGAATTACTGCGAGCGGACAAGAAAAGATAGAAGATAAGTTGAAAGAAGTACTAAATGAAAATTTAGATAAAGAATGGTACGCTCTTATAACAACATTTGATAGTGTTGAAACAATGAAAGCTGTAAATTCTTTTTTAACTGAAAATAGAAGAATCTATATAACAGAAGTCAAAGCTTATCCATTAGCTGATACATTAAAGTCTGATAGAATTGCACCTATTTGGAATTTAAAAATGGATGAAGCGGATAGGGAGTATAAAGCAGCTGCTTATGCAGGAGTAGTTATAACAAAAGGTGCAGGATACAGAAGCTCAATGATAGAACTACAAGGAGTAACAGCAGACACTGAATTAGCTAAGAAGCCTGAACTTACAAAAAATAATATTACATTTGTAGAGAAAAGAACATCAGAAGGTTATATTACAGCTAATGGTGGGAAAACAACAGATGGAACTTATTTAGATGACACAACTGCTATTGATTGCATAATTGTAAACCTAAATGAAAATTTAGAAAAAGCAATGATAAAAAAAGGATTTCCACAAGATGAGGAAGGCTATGCCTTTTTAGAAGAAACATTAAACAATGTTATGGAAGAAATGGGAGCTAATAATTTACTTGCTAAATTGAATGGCAAATATCAATATACAGTTTTTCCTGTGACTCAGACAGCAACAGAAAGAGGGCTTAGACTTATAAGACCGAAAGTACTTTTCAGACTTAGAAACTGGGCTTATTTCATTGATTTAACATTAATGAAAACTAACAAGAATATTGGAGGTAAGGAATAATGGTTGATTTAAGTAAAAAAATTTTTATTTTTAATGGCTATACTTTTAAAAATTTTAGAAGTTTGAGTGTTGGGGCTCCTGAAGACCAATATAAGTCATCTGATAAAAGTATTTATGGAGAAAGAAGAATATTATATAGTCCAGATCCAAATCTTGAAATAACTATTACTGTTGCAAGTGGAACTGAAGATGAAAAAATACTTTTAGATGCTTCAGAGAACAGAATAACTGGTTCAGGATATTTTAAAGATAGTTCAATTTCTAAATATAGTAGAGGCGTAACAATAAAAGAAATTGGAGTAAATAAAAGTGAATTGGCTAATGATGGCGAATCAGATTCAAGAGAATTTAAATTGGTATGTGTAGGTGTTAAGGAGGCAATGAACTAATGGAAAATAAAATAAACAAAATAGAGCAACAAGAATTAAAAAATAAGGAATTTCTAAAAAAAATAGAGGATAAGAATATATCAAATATAACTTTTAAAGCTGAAGGTTTAGGAGTTTTAGAATTTGATTTGATGATGACAGGGAAAGATTTTAAAACAATAGAGAGACCTTTTAGAATTGAGAGAGTTTCAACAGATACATTTTTTAAACTTTCATCAGAAAAAGATGAATTAGCAATAGGTAAGAAATTATTGAATACTTTTATAGCTCAACCTGCTGAAGCTAGAGACATAGAATTTTTCAATATGGATCAAGAAGCCTTAGAAAGTATTACAGTGATTATAACTGAATTTCAACAAAAACCCTTTTTATTCATTAAAAACTTTGGAGAAAATAAGGAAGATTAAACAAGGAAGATTTGATGTTTGCTTTGAATCTAAGATTCCATATTATAGAAAGCCTGTTGAAGATCTATGTTATGAAGAATATATGCTTTTACAATTAGCTTGGGCTGATTATGTAAAAAGAAAAAATAAAAATTAGAAAGGAGGGTTAGTGATGTTAGAGCAGTTGTCATTGGTTTTTAAAGTTGTAGGAAATGGACAAGCTTCTTTGAATCAAATTAGTTCTCAAATTGGAAATTTAAAGAATAATATGTCAAATTTAAAAAATAGTGTTAGTTCAACATTTGGGAATCTAAAAAGCACTATTGGTTCAGTAAAACAAAGTTTAGTTGCTTTTAAAAATAAAATTAGTACAACTTTTAATGCCTTGAAAGCTAAAATAACAGCTAACTTTCCTGCTATTGGGAAAATAAGAAATGGTTTTATTTCACTTCGGAGAAGTTTAGGAAATTTTGGGAACTATGCCCAGCAACAATTTCAAAAAAGTAAAGAAAAAGCAAGTACACTTCTAAGTGTCTTAAAAAGAATAGCTACAGCATTAGCAGCAGGTTTTACAATAAAAACCGCTATTGATGGTGCTGGAAATATTGAACAGTATAGAAATACACTTGAAACTGTATTGAAAGATTCTGATATGGCAAGAAGAAAACTAGCATGGGCTAGCAGATTTGCTAACAGAACTCCATTTGAAACAAATGAAGTCCTTTCTGGGATGACGAAATTACAGTCTTATGGAATTGAAGGAGATAGAGTTTTAAAAACAACTAACAGAACATATCTTGAAATGATTGGAGATATGGCTTCAGGAATGGGGAAAAGTTTTGATCAAGCGATTGAAGCTATTGCTGATGCAAGAACTGGAGAACTTGAAAGATTAAAAGAATTTGGAATTACTAAGAATATGATCGCTGAATTTGGTAAAAGCAAAGGCTTAGAAATTTTCAATAATAAAGGGCAAATTAATGACTTAGAGTTATTTAATAAGACTTTGTTTGAAATGATGGACTCTCGTTTTGGTGGAGCAATGGAAAAACAAGCTAAAACATTTAAGGGAGGATTATCAACTATATCAGGAGCAACTAAATCAGCACTTTCAACTCTTGCAGGAGTTAATGAATTTGGTGATATAGTTGAAAACTCTCCATTTCAAATTCTTAGAGATAAAGTTATTATTCCATTTGCTAATACTTTAGTAAGGCTTCAAGAAGATGGGACATTTACTAAATGGGCAGAAAATATATCTAATGTTTTTGGAGAAATAATAAATGTTGGTGGAAAAGTAATAGATTTTATTGTCAAGTGGAAAGAAGTATTAATTCCTTTAGCAAGTGCTTTCACTGGTATGTTAGTTATACATGAAGTCGTCAAAGGAATAGGTGCATTGAAAAATGCAATGAGTTTTACAATGAATCCATATATGTTAGCGATAGGAGCTGCAATAACAATAGGAGTTTTATTATATAGAAACTGGGATTTAATAAAAGCAAAATTAGCTACACTGTGGGGAAGTATAAAAGCTTT